CTTAGCCTCTAACTTTAAATAGTATTTATCGTCTTTCATTATTTATTGTGTTTATTGTAAACAAGTTTATATACTCTATTTACTTCGTTTGCTATTAATATTTTATCTGATGCAGTTTTCTGTTCAAATACATCACTACCTACTTGCATTAGTCTTGTACCATTATCTGTTCTCTGATGCAGTTCTACTTTAACTCTTGGATATTTAGCACCATCTTGTCCACTCATAGGAACAATGTCTACAAACCAATTATTCTTCCAGCACCATCTAATATGTTTATCTGTTAAGTCCATTTCTGCGTAGTATTTAAGAGTGTCTAATTCTGTCATATTCTTCGTTAAAGTAATCTAAAGCATCTTCACCTAATTCATTTCTAAACTTACGTTTAATCTGTTTCATTTTATAGAAGATATGTCCTTTACTACTTCCAACTATCTTAGCTAACTTATCCATAGACAACTTCTCTATATTCTTAGTTCCATTTTCATTTATAAGTAAACCAAAGTGTAACTGAAATAACTCCATTTCATAAGGAGATAGTGTTTTAAATATAGCAACTATCTTGTCTAATATACAAGTATCTGCATCATCTTTATCATAGTTGTAAGTAGTTTCTTGTTTACCTGAATCTTCGTATTCAATCTCAGGATATCTTTTATTACGTCTTAGATGATTAAAATATAAGTTTCTAAGTGTTATATGTATGTAGTATTTATTTACATCATCACCATACATAATATTAGTCTTATTCTTAACCAAATCATTTATCCTTAAATACATATCTTGTACTAAATCTTGTGCTAAACTTTTATCAGCACCTAATTTAAGTAATGTATTTATCCACAATTTATTATGTTTAGCTATCTTGTTCAGCATCAATAAATTCTTTTATTAGATTTATAAATTCTTCTTTTGACTTTCTATCTGCATAAGAAGCATTTACTTGCCAATCTTTACCATTAAAAGTGTATGTTACCTTATACCTCCAAACATTAGTTTCAGAATGAAACCACTCTTTAAATATAATATTACTTAACATTTAAAACACCTGTTGAAATTAACATTTGCATTAAATCATAGAAGTCTTGCTTAGTCATAACAACTACTTCACCTTTTCTATTTCTTTTATGAAATATAGTGTTGTAATTATTATCATCTTGTGGCATAGACGCCAATATATCGTGATAAGAACCTAACTTTTCTACAGCCTTAGCTTGTACATTAAAGAAACCAGTATGTGTTAAGTCAACACCTGCATCATCTAACATCTTAGATTCAAACCTTGAAGTTTTACAATCTACAAATCCAAAATCTCTAAACTCTTTAGCTAACTTGCGTTCGTATGCTGAACCTTTTGCTTTTGCATTAATTTTACCCATAATCAAATATAACTTATTTAACATTATGAAAATACACAACTTATTAACAATCAATTAAAAGACTAAAAAAACAAATATGTAATCTCGTAAAAGAACATACCTATCCTAAATTGTTCTAAATTTGTATTATTATATGGAAGCCTTTGTGGGCTTCCTTTATTAAAATTTCATATCTTATTCGAGAGAATAAGGTTTTGATATCAAAATGATAATGCGAAGTTAGTTCTTTTTTTGTTAAGAATCAATATAAATAAGCAAATATGAAAAATAGTTATTAACATACTTTATATTAAGTAATCTAATTATTCGTATATTACAGTATGAATGAAATAGAACAAGACTTACTTACTTTTATAATGAGTAAAGATATTGACTTCTTAACAGAATCAATAAACTTAGACATTAGCTTTGATTCACATAACTTTAGTTTAATTAGTAATATAATTAGTGAAGATTTATTCTCTTATTACATTGCTATAGATATGACATTGCTTAGAAATGAATATGAACTTATAAAGTTGTCTGATGAGTTTAAAGAAAAGGTGGCTAAGTATTTTGAATTTAGAATAAGTGTTGAAGAAGAATATTTATTGCATAGAATACAGTTAAACAACTGTCTTAGAGAAATGAACATAATTTACACAACCTAACGAAAGTAATTTATAGTGTTATAATAGTATGAATAGTAAAGAAATAAAGCCTACAGATGGCAGAAAGAATAACAGTAGGAAAAAATCAATTCCTATTAGTAAACCACCAACAGGTGAAAGAAGTAACAAACCAGCACTTAATAAAGCTAAAAGAAGTAGACGTAAAGCATACGCTAAGAAAGCTATTAAGGAGATATTTGGTTCAGATGTAGAGTTCTTTAAAAGTATAGCAAAACAAGCACAGAAAGGCTCTTATAATCATACAAAGCTATTATCAGACTTTGCTTATGAAGAAGAAAAGGAAAAGACAGTAAACAATAATGCACCTGTTATAAACTTCTTTGGCAGTAATGATGTAGAGAAGTCTGTTAAGGATAAGATTATAGATATAACACCTAAAGAAGATGAGTAAGGACATTAAATTAAACGACAAGTACATACCTCTATTTAAAAACAATACGAGGTATTTTGTTATTACAGGAGGTCGTGGTTCAGGTAAATCGTTTGGTGTTAACCTTAGATTATTAGCAAAGACTTACGAAGTAGGACATAAGATATTGTTTACACGATATACCTTAACATCTACTGCAACATCTATTATTCCTGAATTTATTGAGAAGATAGATTTAATGGGTAAACAAGATGATTTTAGAATAACTAAAGATGAGATTATGAATCTTACTACTGGTAGTTCTATAATATTTAAAGGTATTAGAACATCATCAGGTAATCAAACTGCTGCACTTAAATCTCTTAATGGTGTTACTACGTTTGTGGTTGATGAAGCAGAAGAACTTGTAGATGAAGAAGCGTTTGATAAGATTGATTTATCTGTAAGGATAAAAGACATTAAGAATGAGGTTATACTTATTTTAAACCCAACTACTAAAGAGCATTGGATATTTAAACGTTTCTTTAGAGATGCTATGTTTAAAGAGGGTACAAATGGTAAAAAAGGCAATACTACTTACATACATACCACTTATAAAGATAATAAGTCTAACTTAGACCAATCTTTCTTGCAGAGAGTTTCAGAGATTAAAAGAAGAAACCCTGCCAAGTATTTAACACAGATATTAGGTGGTTGGAAAGAGAAAGCAGAGGGTACTATCTACACTAACTGGCGAGTAGGTAATTTTATACAAACTGATTTAACTTGTTATGGACAAGATTTTGGATTTGCTGTAGATAACACAACTTTAGTAAAAGTTTCTATAGACAAAGAAGCACAGAAAATATGGGTTAAGGAAGTGTTCGGTAGACCTAATATGAGTACATCACAGATAGCTTTAGAGAATAAGCGAGAGTGTGGTATGGATTTAATTATTTGCGATAACTCAGAGCCTCGTTTAATAAATGAACTAAAGAAGAAAGATATAAATATAAGACCTACTATAAAGAAAAGTGGTAGCATATTAAGTGGTATAGCTTTAATGCAAGACTACGAGATAGTTGTAGATACTAATAGTTTAGGTGTTGTTAGAGAGTTAAATAACTATGTATGGAAAGATAAAGGTTCAGTTCCAGTAGATGATTTTAATCATTTTTTAGATGCAATTAGATACGCTTGTATGTACTTACTTCAAGGCTTATCATCAGGTACTTATAACATTAGGTAAATGTTAAAGTTTGTTAAAATTGTATATTGTTAAGATTATTTTGTATATTTGCTTTAAATAATAAGTAACCTTGTTTGATTGTTATTATACGCAAAATGATGAAAAAAGAACTTGAACAAATAGTAAAACCACCAATAGGATTAAGACCAAAGTGGGTAAGTGATAAAGAAAGACTAAACGAGGTAAGAAGTGCCATAGTTAGGTACTATGATGCTGAATTAAAAATACCTATTGAATGGATTGAAGAATACAACCAATTAATTGATAGTACTAAAGTTTAGTATTATTGCTAACGGAAATGGTTAAGGTTAGTTGCGTGAAATTATAAACAAATTAAATAAATATGGAAGTAGATAAATTACCAAACGTAAAAAAATATTG